AAGTGCTGTACCATTTGCATAGTATGACTTTCCAGAAGCAAGGTTGATGTGCTCAGAGAATGTCCATGCATCTGTTGCATCTACCCAGTTAATGGTCTTATCTGTAGCACCCTTAAGAGTAATACCACCACCGTCTGCGCCTGCATCTGTTGGTGTTGCTACTGAACCAAGTGTAAGGTTCTTATCGTCAACTGTGATTTCTGTTGAGTTAATTGTAGTTGTTGTACCATTAACTGTTAGGTCCCCTGAAAGAACCAAAGATGTACCAGTTGCTACACCAATATTTGGTGTTATAAGTGTTGGGGTATCAGCAAAAACAAGTCCGCCAGTACCAGTCTCATCAGAGATTACTGTACGAAGTTCTGCTGAAGTAGTTGCTGCAAAAACATCTAACTTATTATTTGTAAGAGCAACAGTACCTGTAGCATCTGGCAAAGTAATAGTGCGATCTCCTGTAGGGTTTGTTACTGTAAGTGTTGTTTCATGATCATCTGCTGATGAACCTTCAAAAACAATGCTTGAGTCGTTAAGTGTAAGACCAGTTACTACTGGGCTTGTAAGTGTTTTATTTGTAAGAGTTTGTGTATTTGTTGTTCCAACTACCGCACCTGTTGCACCGTGTGCTTCTGTAGCGCCTGTGTGAGTTGTAAGATCTGATGATGAAGCCTTGTTTGAAAGATCAGTAGTAAGTCCTGAAATTTTAGACTGTGCAATTGCTGCTGATGCACTGATATCGCCATCAACAATAGTTCCATCTGCAATCATTGCGGATGTAACTGTTCCTGAATCTGCTGCAGTAATGGCAGTTCCTGAAATCTTAGTTTTAGCAATTGCTGCTGCTGAGTTAATATCTGCATCTACAATTGTGTCATTTGCAATCATTGTGCTAGTTACTGTGCCAGAATCAGCATTTGTAATTACAGTTCCTGTTACGTCTGGGAATGTAATTGTACGATCTGCTGTAGGGTCTGTAACTTGAAGAGTTGTTTCAAAATCATTTGCAGTTGTACCTTCAAATACGATTGAAGTTTCAAATGATCCTACTGCTGGGGCTGCTGCCCACTTAACGCCATTTGTTTCTGATGAATCTGCTGTAAGAACATATCCGTTTGTTCCTACTGCAACTTTGGTACCAGTGTTTGATCCTGTACCAACTATTAAGTCACCTTTTGCGTCAAAGATTTCTTTTGTAATTACATCATGTGTGTTGACGGTAGCCGTAGCACCTTCAACCACTAAGCCATTTTTAATTCTAAAGGCTTTATCTACTGTTGCCATTGTGGTTCTCCTTTGGGGTTATGCCTTAAGACCAGTTCGGTAGTACCTAATGGTCATAGGCGTTAGTGATGGTGTTACCGTCATGCTTATTATACCAGAATTTAAGTTAGCAGTGATATTTCCAATAGCATTTGCTGTATTGGATACCGTGCCAAACTCTGTTATGTTTTGATTTGTTCCATCAAAAACTATGTTTATTTCTGTGCTTTTGTATACACTTGTGGATGGGTGTGCAACCTGAATAAGATACTTTATGGTTCTCCATACAGTTGTATCAATTGTGTCAAATACCGTGGCTGTCTCTATACCAGTTATGGTTGATGAGTTGTTTCCATCTCCACCAAGCGCTTCTGCACGGTATGAAGTGGTATCAATTAAATCTGCAAAATCTTGTCCAGTAGGTCTGTCTCCAGACTCAAATTTTGTTTTTAGTGTGGTGATTGGTACGATAGCCATATAAGTGATTATATCATAAAATAAGAAATGTACTACCGATGATTGCCAAACCAATACCTGGTGCATTATTGCCAGATATGCCAGGGTATCCAAGATCTTTAAACCTTACACGAAAAGGATAAACACCTTCAATCTCTGGAGTAATTGTTCCAATAGTTCTAATGTTTACTTTTGAGTATTGTTTCGGGGTAACAGAAACTTTAATTCTGTCTAGTGTAGTTACCTTTTCTACTGGCATGATTAACTCTCAGCAGAGGTTACATCTTCAATTACTGTGATTGTTCCTTTACATACCGTCCAAGTTCTGGTGGCATCAGATAATTGAATATCAAAAATATCTCCTGTTGCAAGGTCTTCAGACTCTCCTGAAGAAAGCGAAACTGTAAATTCTCCATCATCATCATCTACTGTTGATTCTGGAGTTAGTGAAACAATTACTGCATTACTAGATGAAGGTCTAGCAATATCCATTGCTATTGTCCAGTCATCAATTGTTAATGGTTCACGGTTTTCATCTGTTACATAAACTCTAAATGCTGCTGTGTCTCCACGAACCACTGTCCAAGAAACTTGTGGTGGGGCTGCACCAATTGAAAATGAATCTGAGCCTTGACCTCTATATGTTGCCATTATAATCCTGCCTTAACTGCACCCCAGGTGCCATTATTTTTTGCTGGTGTAACAAGTATAATACCTGTTGTTGCATTAGCCTTTAAAACTACTCCTGTAACTCCTGAACCACCTGCTGGCTGTGTGTCTGTGAGTCCTCCAGATGTTCCTACGTATAGGATATCTCCAGCGGTATATGAAGAAGTATTTACATCACTAAAAATACCAGAAACAATAACAACGCCATCACTACCGTTTGTAATTGATGTTGTTGCTAATCCTATTACTGGGAAAGTTGTAATGTCTGTTGCTACCGATTTTGCGACGGTAGTTTTAGTAGAAAACCCCGTAACATAAACTGGATCACCTTTAGCAATAGTTACACCACTGTTATTTCTAACTTCATGGGTAAAGTATGGTAAGCCTAGACTTGGTAATACCGCTTCAATACGCTCTGCTAGGGCTTGTATATCGGAGGCTACATCAACAGGATCAGAGTCTATTGGAAAAGGCAGGTCATAGATTAAAGTCTCGTTAGGCATACAGTTATTATACCATTCCTACTGGTTTTTTCTTTAGGTTGCAGACGGCGTGTGAGGGTCTAACATTTTCTAAGGTATCTGGTCCCTCAAGAGCAAGATCTATAACATGCTCTATGTGTAAACCATATTGCCAACCAGGTTTACCAATGAGTCTTGTAGCATTTAGATCAATTGGTGTGTTGCAAAGATAGCAGTTTGTGCCATATAACTTAAGTACTTGATTTTCTGTATATTTTTCAAATCCATTTTTCTTTTTATTTGCTCTTCGCCTTCTATCTTTATCTCTCCATAGTTGCCTTATTTTTTCTATATTTTTACTGTTATATTCATCTAGATACTTTTTACGCTTTATCTTATACTTTTCAGTACTGCGATGTTTAGCCTGATATTCACGTGCTTTTTTGTAATTTTTTTTATTATACTCTTTTTGATGATATTTTATTTTTTCTAAATTATTTTCTTTATATCTTTTAGATTTTAAATAATTAAATTTTTTACAATTTTCACATTTACACTTATTTTTAGTAAAAGCGGTGCCACATAACTTTGCTTCCCCTTTACGGGTATTTTTGCTATTTTTTACGTTTACGTATACTAAGCATCTAAATACTTCATTCATATGTATAAATATATCATAAAATATCACATAAACTTGCTATTTAGCCCAAAATCATGTTATACTTAGATATCACCAGTAACCTGGTGATTTTGTTTCTAGGAGGTAATTTCAATGAGAGACAAGAACAAAGGGATATGGTTAGGTTTGATAGCACTGGTTGGGCTTTTTGCACCATTTTTAAATGCCGCCAATGCTGCTATTGAAACTAAAACTCTAATAGAACCCACCGTAAAAGTTGCAGAACCCCCTAAAGGGGTTTTTTTGGTTTCTACGGCTAAAAAGTTAGAGAAGTATGAAAATGCTCATTCTTTAACAGATGGGCAACTAGTTGACCTATTAAAGGCTATAGGCTTCAATGGAAAGGCTTTACGATCTGCTTGTGCAGTGGCTAAAGCAGAGTCCAATGGCAGACCTTTTGCATTTAATGGAAACGCAAAAACTGGAGATAGTTCTTACGGCATGTTTCAAATCAACATGATCGGTGAATTAGGTCCAGATCGTAGAGAAAAGTTTGAACTAGATTCAAACGCTGAGTTATTTAACCCAGTTATTAATGCACAAATAGCCCACTTTATGACTAAGGGCGGAAAAGACTGGTCATCATGGAGTTCCGTAAATGGAGCACGGTATCAAGAATGGTACAACAAATATCCATGTAAGTAATATAGTTTGATATAAAAATACCCTCCTTGCTTTTGGCTTGGAGGGTTTTATAATTTAAGGTTTGTTATTCTGTTGGTTCTTCAATTACTGGAGCAGTAAAATTTGTTCCGTCATAAGAGTAACCTATTGCAGGACACATTGTTGCTCCATTAGTCCAAGCATTAGAGGCATACACCCAAGAAGTTGCTGCAAAATCTTTAGCAAATTGTTCTTCAAATCCATCTTCTGGATTCATAGCAAGCATGCCAACAACTACTGCATCTTTAATATAGCAAATTGTATGTCCATCAACCCAAGATTCTGGGTATCCTTCTGGTCTAAATG